AGACTCACCGGGTTAACCTCCAGCTAACGACAAGACAAAGCACCCCGAGAGTGATAAGGGCGGCAGGAACATTAAGCAGAGCGACACCGACAACGAGAGCGGAACCGCCTACCAGATCAAGGACTGTAGAGACCGTCATCACACCCCCGAAAAAGTTTTAGAAAAAAGTTTGGAAAAACACTTGACACGTCTCCAGTATCTGCCGATACTTAAGACATAAGAGAACGAACCAACCGAGAGGAAAAGATCATGAACACAATGACGGTTAACCTGAGCCTCAACTTCGTAGACCCCGCAGACCTGAAGAGGGCTAAGGCTTTCCTAAATGAGTCACTCTACGTGTGGTCATGGCGTATGCTCCCGCGCACCGCTGACGGCATACTCGTCGCCGAGGTCACCTTCAAGGGTCATCACCTCCCGAACATCACGACGGTGCGTCGTGCGCTCAAGGCGCGCGGAGTAGTCGCCAACGTAGTCCACATCGGACGCTAACCCAACCACCCGAGAGGAACAGATCATGTCCGAGGTAACCGCAACACGAACCACGCTAACCCTTACACGCGAGCAAGCCGCCGACCTCATCACGCGACTAGCAAGCGCGCTCTATAAGGGCGATAGTCACTCTGGTGTCACGCTTAAGGTTTCCACTAACGACCTCTACGAGGACGACGGAAACGGCGCTATCGTTGACGCCTACGTTACCGGACACCAACTACCCGCCGGTATCCCCGCTAAGGTGGAGGCTCAAGCGATCCACACTCGCCCGTAAACGGGAATAACTCGCCCGCTATTCCCGCTTACCACACGTTCAGTTCTGGCGAGCGGTTCGGGTCAGCGGCCGCGCTCCAATGTGCGAACGTGGCCGCGTTCAGTGGACTAATGTCTACGGCCGTATCGCGCCGCGACCACTTCCAACGGTCCGTAATGAACTTACGCGCCGCACCTTGTGCCGCGTCATCTAACACCGGACTAGGTAAGTGTTTTACCTTGCCATTGTTGAGCGCGTCCAAGTACATAGCGCACGCCTGAGACTCTTCCATACTCGTAAGCAAGCGCGGATCTATACCCGCCTTCACCATAGCGGGAAGCAACGCCGAGACCGGACCTTGAGGCGAACAGACAACACTACCGCCGTGACGGCGCACCAACTCAGCGAGCCGGTCAGGAACCCAGTCACCGCCGCCCCGATACTCCACTATCTCAACTTGTACCGAGCCGTCAGACCGCAAACCGGCCGCCGAGATACACGCCGAGCGCAAGTCAGGCGAAGCGTCCACCGCGAACCGAGGCGCGCCAACGATGACACCGCGAGGGTCTTGCGCGTCACGCCACACTGACGCCGGAATAACCGCGAAAGCGCCCGCCGCTAGAGGCGGCCATATGGAGAGCCGCTCTTGCTTGAAGGACTCTAAGTTATTCCGCATTGCCTCAAGTTCGCGCTCTACGAACTCCGGCGTGATACGGATACCTAGTGCCGGATTAGCCGTGCGCCAAACGTCGATATTGCCGAGCGCCTCATCCGGCGTATCCTCTGGCGCGCTCCACTCCAGATAACAGAGGGACGGCGAGTTACCCGCCTTACCGCGCTCACGTACCGCGCGGAACTGTTCGCCCTTATTGTCCACCGTGCCGGTGTAAAGTATCTGAGGGTTAGGCCGAGCCGAGAGGGTAGGTAGCAGACTGGCGAGGTCTTGGGCGGTGAGTTCCTGCGCCTCATCCATGAGGATAAGGTCACCCGAGAAACCACGGCCCGAGGTGCGCGAGCGCGCTACCCATTTAGCCCGGTTCCCGTTGCGTAGTTCTATACCCTCTTCACCGTGAGAGGTGCGCACCGTCTTAACTTGTCGGCGCAAGTGGTCCGAGTTCTCAATGAGGGAACGGACACGGAGGAAGTGTTCGCTAGCCGTCTTGAATTGGTGCGCCGAGAACAGAGTAAGGCTCTCGCGCTTAGGGTCGCCGAACAAAAATAATTCAGCGAGTAGGCGCGCCTCCAGTAGCGCGGACTTGCCATTCTGCCGGGCGACTATCAGGCAAACCTCAAAGGCTGACCACCGGCCGCGTGCATCCTCGCCGAGCATCGCGTCAAGCGCGTACGCCTGCCAGTCGTCCAACATAAGACCGGCCGAAGCCGCGCGGTCTACCGCCTCGCTTCCAGCTGACGAGACCCTAGCCGGTATGCTCTCCAGTCGCGGCCTTTGCACGCCGCTTAGCGCGCTTGTCTGCAAGTTCATTAACCGGATCGCTTTCCTTCGCTACGGGTAGAGCCTCAATCTCCGCGAGGACCGCGAGCAACTGGCGAGCGACGCTAGCCGCCTCCCGGTCCTCGCAAGCGTCCAACCGAGACGCGAGGTTAGCCCGCACCGCCTCCAAAGCCGTACGACGGTCCTGCACAACGGCGGCCGATACTGTCACGCTTTCCACTTCCAATTCTGAATGTTCGCAACCACCCAAGACGGCCGCTCACGCTTCGCGCGCTCCACGGCTAACGCCGGGTCGACACGGCAACGATGGACGCGAGCCCCGGCAGACAAGTACCGCGCAACGTCAGCGGGCGACGGGTTCGCCTGAATGATCCAAACCTCATCACCGTAAGCCGCGAGCCGTAGCGCGTAGTCGACAAGAGCGGGCCACACCTCGCGGGTCATATGACGAACCACCGCGTACGGATCATGGAGCGGGGCGTCCTCATGACCGAGGGCCGCCGCTATCCGGTCGAAGTCAATAACCACCGCAGAGGGCGACGCCTCCGAACGAACTAGCGTAGTCTTGCCCGAACACGGTAACCCGGTTACAACGTGTAACACTGTTCACCTACTGTTCGATTACGGGGCGCTCTACCGTACTGTTTCGGGGCGCGTGCGGCCATGTCGACATAGAGACATTAAGCGTAGAATCGGGTAAAACCGCAGGTCAGAGGCCTGCAAAAAGGTGTAAAAAATGGGGAGAAAAACGTGGCCCAACGCGGGAGTGACGCTCCAGACTTCAGAAAATCGAACACGCCCCCCTCTTTTCTCACGCTCTGTTACCAAACGCGCGAGGCTTGGCCGCCGTCATACCGAGGACCGCGAGGGGCGACACGTTTACCCTTACGCGCGTTACATCTCCAGTGAGCGGCTCTTAGATTAGAGAGTGCATACGGCTCACCGCCGAGAGCCAAGGGCACTATGTGATCAACCGTAGTAGATAGCGGGTGTGGGTAGCGTGCATCCGTGAGCGGGTCACCACAGATACCACAGATAACAGACTGAGCGCGTACCTTCGCGCGTACCCTCTGCCACTCTGCACTATGCCGAGGATCACCCACACCACACCACCACCTAACGTAGGTATGCGCGGCCCGTACTACTACCGTCCCTTGTGCAGGCTATGGGAGTACAGGCCGCGCTAGAATATAGGGGGTGGGGGTTCGCTTTATTATGCGCGCAACCTCTCGACCCTCTATACCTGAATAGGTATAACTATCCTCTACATAGATAGTGCGGTTAGGTTGCTCAAACGTACGTTATGTGTACCCGGTCCACACGTCCACGGCCCACCGTTACCGAGTATATGACCGAGGACAACACGCGCGTACGCTCCACGGTAGGCGCGTCAGCTGGTAGTCCATCCCACATATCTAGCACTGTCACACCGTCCACTATTGACGGTATGGGTGCGGACTGAGCGGCCGCCTCTATATCAGCCCGTAAGGCTCTACGACGGGCTAACAGAGACGCCTCTATAGATTCATCCACCGCGTTTATTAGCGCCTCTTGTACGGCTCTTAAAGCCTCCATAAGGGCGTCTAAGGTAGCCGTATCTACCGAGCCAGTCCACGCCATAACCGGGGTGAGCGGTGCGCGCTCCATGAACGCCTCTAAGACGGCGCTATCTAAGCGCGTGGACGCTATCCGAACTGGAGCGGTACACAAGTGCCACCGGCAAGCATATTGGACGCCTTGCCGGGTCGACCTCTGAGCGCCCAGATTACGCCCGCAAGACGCACACCGAGCGATACCGCGAAGTAGCGGCGCGTTACGCGGTTCAGCCATACCGGGGCGACTTCCAAAAACGTCTTGTAATTGGGACCATTCACTAAACGTGAGAATAGCGCGCGACTCCGTGAGGACGTGAACTCCCGCCGCATCTCGCAACACGTCACCCCGGTAAACCGTCGCCCCGTACAAGACTGGAGACTTGAGCAAAGCGCGCACCCGCGAACCGTCCCCGGTGAACCCTAACGGCCGCCAAAGTTTCGCTAGCCCGTTAACGGATATCTGACCACCTACCAAAGCGTTATAGGCGTCGCGTATCGCTTCGGCTCTCTCAGGTACGACTTCCCAAACCTTACCCGGCCCGAGCGGATTATCTACCGACCGATACGGCCACGGCGGCCGCCCCATCGCGCGCCCTTGACGCAATATGACGGGCCTAGCCGCGCGTATACGCGCTCCGGTAGACGCCGCTTCCAGTTCGGCGAACACCGAGAGCATGACCGCAAACGCGCGCCCTTGAGGCGTCGTCATGTCTATAGGATCTTCCACGGCGACGAGTGCCGCGCCGCGTAGCTGGAGGTCCGTATCCGCGTTGAGGAAGTCGATAACACGCCGAGCCAGTCGGTCTATCTTCCACACGATAACCACGTCGTACGAACCGGCCGCGTCTAGGACTTGCCGCCAACCGTCGCGCGACTCTGGCCGGTGTGAGGTTGCGCTCACGCCCTCATCTACGGCCGAGAGGGCCACCGACCACCCGCGCGCCTCCGCGTACTTAGTACACGCCTCTAGTTGTCTTTCTATACTTACTGACTCTTCCGTAGACAAGGATAAGCGGGCGTAGAGCGCCGCACGTTTAGGCATACAAACGATAGTAGCACCTAGTGAGTTTCTGACTAAGAAACCTACTAGGTGCTACTTGTGGTGACGACTAGGCTACCTTGCGAAACTCCAACGTCTGCCGCGTGATCTTGCAATAGTAGACGTGCTTAGGGCTTGGCATACGGTGGCGGCCGTGGACGTTGCCACATTCACACTCTGCTACGACCTTGTAGTCGTTGCCGAACTCTACCGAGGTACAACGGTCGCCCGAACCGCCGAGGCGCTGAGCCATAGCGCGCCATACGGCATCATGTCCGTGACCCGGACCTACGAGCGCGTGCGCTACTTCGTGGTAGATCGTGTCCAAGAGTTCTGACTCATTGCAAGCATCTAGAAACGCGGCCGAGAACTCAATAACCGCGCGACTATGGTACGTGACGGCTCCGGCGGTGCGGCGCTTGCCGATAGTCCACGTCCAATGCCACCCGCAAGACTCAGGGTAGAGAACCTCTTCAAGCGTGGACTCGATTAGGTTACGTGCAGCGGTGCGGTCCATCTTCACTCACCGCCCTTAGCCGTGTTGAACGAGTCAAGGGCGGCCGTGAAAGCCTCAAAAGATCCGAACCGCACCATGCCTGCCTCAACAAACTTGAGTTGAGCGGCTACCCATTCCGTAACGGCGGCGGTTTCGGTTTCGCTTAGCTGGATCATGTCCTTACCTCTTTCTTGTCGGTGTTTCTTGCTCTTGAGACAAACTTAAGGCAATACTGGAGACGTGTCAAGTATTAAAACTAGGTTCACCCGTTTGGGCGTGTCGTGAGTAAGCGCGAGCCGGATAACCGCACTAACCCGTTAAGGCACTAACGCCGAAAACGCAACGGAGGCAAGCACAATGACCGACAAGCCAATAGTCTTAGGCGTCTGCGGCTCTAAGGGCGCGGGCAAAGACACGATAGCCAACCAGTTAGTTGAGAGACACGGCTTTACGCGCGTAGCGTTTGCCGACGCCCTCAAGCAAGTAGCCCTAGCGACTAATCCGCTAGTCTTTGCGGCCGGTGAATACACTAGGCTAGTAGACGTTGTGAACTCTCAAGGATGGGAACACGCGAAGTATTACGCCGACGTACGCGGATACTTACAGAATCTAGGCATGGCCGCCCGAGAGCACATATCCGAGGACGTGTGGATTAACACCGTGCTATGGCGCATCATGGAACTAACCCAAGCGGGCCGTAGCGTCGTCATCACGGACGTGCGCCTCACTAATGAGTTCAACCTCATTAAGGACGCGCTAGGCGGTCACATTCTGCGCGTCGACCGACCCGGCCACGCTCCAGAAGATGACCACGTTACAGAGAACGAGTTTAAGTCGTGGAAAGTGTCTCTAGTCTGGGTTAACCGAGGGACACCGGAACACGCGGCCAAGTGTTCTGACCTCATCGTTAAGAGCCTCAAAGAACTATCAAGCGACACGGCATAGACCCTCAAGATAGAGACTAGAAACTAGGACCGTACACTCACCGGGTGTACGGTTCTTTCTATGTCTAGACCACTCAAAAAGATAACCGCCGAACTTGTGCGAGCCGTTAAAGCGGTACAGGCGGCCGAGGATAACGCCGACCGTAAGAAAGCCCTAGCGGCGTGCGCTCCGCTCATCTTTGAGGTGCGAGCCGACCACTTCACCGACGCCGCCGGGGCTCCAGACTGGCGCGGTAGAGCGTGGTACTACCGGCAGTGGTACGGCGAGGTTATGAGCCTTGCGGACGTTCCAGCTAGCGAACGAGTACGACTCACTACGGCTATCGGCTACCACGTAGCGAACTATCTACGTGAACGTCTAGACGAAGAAACGCTAGAGGACTTAGGCGTGAGCCCGTTAACACCGCGAGAACGTAAACGCGGCTACGATAAGCGCCGCTCCGAGTTGGTCCGGGGCTTGACGGGTCAGCGGACTGGAGACGAGAGCGCGGACGGCTTGGCGCGTCTGCGGGCTATAGAGCGTATCTTGAACGGTGGTATTCCATCACCG